GTGTTAACACCAGTGTTAGTGTATGCTGCGCTGTCTAAGTGTAGAACTGGTTTAAAGTCACCATTGACTCTTGTAAATTGTGCCATTTTAAATATCCTTTAAATGTTTTGAAGCCTACTGCTCCATACAAATATTTATGCCAAATAGAAAAAAATGCTGGTTTAGGATATATTATTTGTTAAAATGGGCAGCTCCAAAACGCTGTCTGTCTACTATTTTAACTAAACCTGAATCAGTAGGAAATACGAATCCTTCTCCGCCTTTTTGCCCACCTGACGACTGTTCAAAGCCTTGAACTTGGTTTTCAAGTTGATTGGATACATTAACTTTTAGTTTGTATATTGCATTCCACACTTTGACAAGAGCATTCAATCCTTCTGCGTTTTGCTGTAAATAACCAGTACCGTCAGTTCCTACTAAGAAGTTATACTGTGATTTACTGATATTTTGAGATAACCATGGTACTAACTTATCGTTAGTTTGCTTGGTTATTTTATGATTCATGTATTTCTTTAATGCTTCACGCGCAACGCTACTAAGTCCGCTTAAAAAGTCGTCTATAACTTTACTGTTTGTTGATAACACGCTTTCAGCATCATTAATTAGTTTAGCAGGAGGCTTAATATTGAATGTAACTCCGGCAGAAGCAGGTATCAAAGCTACATTAGATTTATTCATTGCTGGCTCACCGCGCCATGGTTTGTTATCAAACTCGTGAACGATTAAGAAGCCTACTTTTCCTTGAAGTTGTTTACCAAGATCAGACTCAACTGGTATGCGATACTCTACAGTAACCGGTTTAAACACAAAGTATCCGTTTTGTGGTTTGGGATTAATAGCCATTAAATCACTTTTAAATAAACCAGTAGTTCCAGATACAGCTTGCTTTAGTCCGGGCCATAATAAATCAATCTTTTCGTATAAGTCGTTTCTATTTGCGCCGCGCTGTTGATCATATTCAACCCATTCTTCGGGGCTAGTAGGATACACACCTTTGTTTGGCATGTACTTGTCAGTAACAACAAATCTACCGTCAGGTAAGTTACCAAAGTATAATGCTATCCCGCCGTCCCATTTAATACTACCAGATTCTGGACTACTAATAGCTTGTTTGAGTGCATTTAAATATTGTTTTGCACTGTCGCCACCGTCAAAAATAGCATCTTCAGGATGAGGTATTCTAGGTCCTTTAGCTTCTTCAGTAATAAAAGAATTTTCTACAACTAAATTTCTAAACTTTGTTATGATATCGTATGCGCTTTCGTTAGCAGTATCGTTAAACTTGGGAGGTGTTATGCCACTTCTTGCTGCATATTCTTCAAAGTCTTTTAATTTTTGTTGTTTGTTGGGATCATTTTTTAGTTTCTTATAGATGTTTTCTACTGAACTCATATCATCAAGTGTACCATCTTTACCAAACAACAGTTTAGTAGCTACTTCTGGATCTAGTGTTACTAGTTCTCCGGTAGCTCTGTCAACTACGCCTTTGCCACTCAAACGCAATCCTTGAGGATGTTCACTAGTGATCGTGCCTTTAGCTACGCTGTTTAATGCTACTTCTCTAAATACACCTTTGTATTCGCTAGGGCTTCTCATACCTCCGCTAAGCAACCATGTTTCCCATTCAAGATTGTTTAAAAACATAAAATCTGTTTGAACAAACCCTTTTTCAAAATTGCCTTCTATTGGTGTTGCAAAGTGTACAGATATACCAGACTTTTTTACAAAGTCTTTTGGATCAAGATTATTTTGCGTAGCCCATGATTTTAGTTTGCTTTCTAGCTCTGCTTTACTTACTTCATTCGCATTTACTGCTAAGTCTAGATCACCGCTAGTAGATTTTCTACCAGTAGAACCCAACCATTTAGCGGGTAAACCATCTTTAGCTTTTTCTTTAGTTAAATCTAATCCAGTAATACTTTCTAACCAATTAATAGTAGGCGCAACTTCATTCTGATTTATACGTCTAGTTAGCTCAGTACCGTCTTGTTGTTTAAAGATGTTTCCGCCTTCAGATATAAACACTATTATCTACTTCCTTATTAAATTTTAATTGTCTTCATCTTTTTTTCTTAAAGACTTAGAAAATCTTTCTTGGTCTCGACCCTTAATAGCACTTAGCAGTTTTCTTTCTAGTAGCTCAGCTTTTTCAGAGGAATAATGCTTTTTCATCAATTCTAACAGATTGATAGCACTTGAAATAACGTTGTTAGCACGGTTTTCAATAAGAAGATTAACATCCTTATTGTTGCCTATACTTTCTAGTTCTTCTAAGAGACTGCGCGTTTTTTTCTGCATAGCAATAACCTTTATTATATTTATCTTAGATTAATTATTCTTTAAGGAGTTTAGCATGTTTCTTAGCTTAGAACCTTGAACATCTGCTACTACTTTTTTCTCAGATTGTTGAATTTCACCAGTGTTAGCATCAATAGTTTCATTTTGAGATACTGTACTTACAGTTTTAATTTTGTTCATAATATCTGTAGCGGATTGACGATACCCAGCATTTTCATCACCGCCTTCATCTGTAATTCTCATAGTATCAATGTTATATTCTAAGTCAATCTTTTGACCAACACCAGTAGAACTACGTGATTTCATACACTGAATTTGATACTTGCCTCGCTCTTTCATTGATCTGCTAGTAAAGATACCAAACACATAGTCAGCAGTGTTAATCTTAGAAATACCACCTGCAATATGACTATGATCAAATTCAATTTCTTCTACAGCCGATCTGTTTAGCTGTGATGCTGTAACCATTAAAACACCTAACTCTTTAGACAAGTTTCTTAATTCTTCACTAACATACTTGTCTTTGATAAACTGATCATTAGGATTTACTTTAACACTAACAGGCATTACTAGATCCAAGTAATCAATCATTACAAAGTCTATTAGCATACCTGTTTGTATTTGTACTTCTTTAATATAACTTCTGATTACGTTTACGTTGCTTTGTGCAGGAAGACCTTTAACACGATACTTACCTGACTTTTTAGCAGCCATTTTTACTTTTAATTCTACTGTGTCTAAGTCTTTACGAATATCTTTAGTGCTCATGCTAGTTAACATAGCATCAGTTCTTAAAGCCGTTAGCTCTTCAGACAATTCAAGTGTAATATAAACACCGCTTAATCCTTGTGCTAAAAAGTTCACAGCCAAGTTCATCATTACAAGTGACTTACCTGATCCTGAACCACCTGCAAAGATGTTTAGTTCGCCCCTAGACATACCACCATACATAACTTTGTCTAGTTGAGGCCACCCTGTGCTTACTTGACCGCCTTGATTAAAGTATCTGTTTAATCGTTCTTTAGGATCAGCAAAGTAATCTGTACCATAATCACGCATTAAAGAAATTTGTACCGCATCTTTGATCAGTTTTTCAACTGGATCATATTCACCCTTTTCTAATAACTCTGCTGCTTTTAAGATTGCTCGTTCTAGTTCTTGTCTTTTTGTAAAGTGTTCAAACTCAGTTAAGAAAAACTCGGTATGCCCTGCTGAGTCAAGTTCAGGGATTAGTTCAATTTCTATACCAGTAGTAGCTTTGATTTGCGTAGGATCAGGCAACACATTGTATTTTTGTGAATGTTCTACTATAAACTCTGCTGCCGCCCTAACTGATCTGTCAAAGTTTAGTGGGTTCATGATGTTCATTACCCTAGTATATAACTCAGGGTTAGTGATCATCATACGCAAAAATAGCGTTTGTACTTCGGGGTTAAATTCTTTTAACAAGTTTTCGTTTCCTCATTTCTATTTTAATTTTGCTCATAGTTGCTGATTGTATAATACTTAGCAACACAGGTAATTTACCATATTTTACTACAGCTTCGTTTACATCTTTAATTGGTTTACCTTCATTGTTCAGTCCCCATTCAGGTAAGCTTATTTGATATCCTAGCTCCATAGCTAGATCACATAACTCTAATCCTGTTTTGTCTTGATCAGGAACTACTATAATAGTTCTGTTTAACCTTCTTAACAATTCTTGTTGTTCTAAACTGATTGTACTGGTACCCAAAGCACAACCATCTATACTTAGTGCATCAAATATACCTTCAACAACGATGCAAATAGACCATTCAGGTTTTTGAAAGTCATAACCAAACAAATATCCTGTTGGTTGATCATTAAGATACTTTGGTTTTCTATCGTCTAAAAATCTACTTGTATTACCAACAATCGTTCCTTTGTATGTAAAAGGAACAATGATTCTGTTTGAGTTTCGTCCGATATCTTCCGTAGTAACTAAAAAAGGATATTCATCGTGTTTTATTTTTCTATTATTTAAGTAGTCTATAAATCTAGTGTGTTTTGAATTGTTAATATCTAACACTTCACTATTATCGGGAAGTTCTTTTTCTTTAAAGTTGATAGCTACATTTCTTACTGCGGGTGTAATATAGTCTAATATATCTTTATTTTGTAAACTTTCTAAACCGATCTTTGTGATCAAGCTTTCATCAGCGCCGCACCATTTTAGAAATAATTTAGTGTTTGTAGATAACGGTTTACCCAACTCAAATCTACATTTGAAATGGCAGTTAAAGCAACTGTATGTAAAGTTGTAGTTGTCTTTGATTAAACCGCCACGCATTCTTTTATCGGGCTTATGTCCACGATAATGACAACAGGGTGAATTAAATGAAACCCAGCCCTTTGCTGTTGTTTTTCTTTTGCCGGGAATAATTGTTAATATATCAAACATTCATTGATTATAGCAGATTTCTATAATAAATCAAGACATTACCTTGCCAAGATGTTGTCTACTTCGCCCTGATCACTGTTAAATTGTAATCTTACAAATGGATGAAATCCAATGATTGTATATCCTTTTGTATCAGTGATATTGGAATAATTATCACTTTCAATGATAGTATACCATTCACCATCTGGTATTGTAGAACCCTGGATGACTACATTACCTTCGTATTCATTATATTGTGCTTGAACAGTAAGGATAGGATTATCTTGGGTGTTAACTACACTAGTATAATATGTGTAGTTAGACGTAGTATTTGGATATGTGTTCGGGAAGTCTTGACCACTTGGAATAGTAACTATTTCTGAAGGAACAAAGGAAGGTAATATAGAATTTACAATATTTAGATCACCCCTTGCTCCTGCATTTTGATCTATAAAAACAGGAAAATCAAATTGACCAGTGGGAATTTCTAAGCTATAATAAGCTTTTTGTGCTGAAATGTTTTCAATTTCTGCCGCATTTAAGTCTAATGTTGCTATTCCGGTCACGGGTAATTGTAGTGTTAATGCTTTACTAACAAGCACTTTTGTACCGTCACCGTTTATAATACGACAAGTAATAGACTTGCCCGTGATATTAACAGGTTTTTGTTCTTGATTTAAGAACTGAAAACGTAATTGATTATCAACCCCTTTGTGTAAACTTAATGGCTTTGAATATTGTGGCATATATATCCTACTTGAGTATCCGGTATCAATGATAACAATCTGTGACTGTATGTATGTAAAAACTTGTGTTGCATAGGACATGTTATCATTAATACCTTTGTTTTATATATTTAGTCTTAATAAATTATTTGATTTGATTTCAAACGGGAATAAATATTAACAATATGAGTGCAGAAGATTTTTTCAAAAAATTAAGTGATAATCACCCGTTTATAACTGTGTGTCATTATGCCAGCCAAGATTATGTAGGTATAGTACAAAATCGGGACGATATAGTTACCTCTATTTACGATTATGGATCAATAGTAGAGATAGGACTAAAAGAAAAGTTTTTAGAACTAGGTGACATTTGGTGGTGGGAATCAAATAGACTTATACCAATCAATATATTTTTGAAAGAAGATTGGGCCGTGTTCAAGCCATACTTACGAACATTTAATAACAAAAGTTTAGCAATATTACACGGACCTACTGTCAGCATGACTGATTTAGGTAAGCGTAGATCAAAAAGAAGATCAATTACTTTAGTTAAACGCCTTTTCTAGCTCTTATCTTTTTTCTCTTATCTTTTTTCTCTTTTCTTTTGCTCGTTCTAGTACAAGCTTGCCTACTCTATCATCAAAGCATATAGAATTTAAATGATCCAGCTCATGCTGATAGACCCTAGCCATTAAACCATTAAATTCTTGTTGTACTTTCTCACCAGCAACATTGTAATACTCTACTGAGATATCTTTGTATCGTTCTACATACATCCAAAGATCAGGAAAGCTCAAGCATCCTTCTTGCTCTCTCACTCTTTCGCTACCTGAGATAATTTCTGGATTGATACATGCTACTAAATGATCAGAATTACCCATAACAAATATGCGTTTAGCAATACCGCACTGAGGCGCAGCTAAACCTATGCCGTTATGTAAAACCATTAGCTTGGACATAGCCTTAACTAATTCACTGGGATCACCGTCTTTTTCCCAGTCCCACGATTCAGCTACTTCTCTTAGTACTTCGCTATCTTCAGGTATAAGTTTAAGATCCATGTTGTTCCTCTTTTATTAAATTCATATGTACGGCAACCAACCATGCATAACCCAAACTATGTGACTTTTTAAAGCTATAGCCATCACTGCCTTTGTCCCACACTGTTTTGTTTACTTCTTGCCAAGTTTTTCCTATCAAATGACGTTTCGCTGGTCTTATTACTGCTAAGAACATAGCTAACCGTGGTATACTATCTATTGGTTCAGGCATCTTTCTAATCGTATCATACTGACCATTCAAGTGTATAAGTTGTTCTACTATATCTCGCTTAGTTAGCATAGTCCAATCAGGTTCACGCATCAAACTAATCAAGTGTTCTTCACTTTTTACTTTTTCGTAAACGTGAACATTTAAGATATCTAACTTAAAGTATCCCCTTTCTTCTGCCTCTTCATAAGAAATAGCTGCAATTTCATTTATAGGATCATATGGTATGTTGCATGGATATATACCAGAAGCGTGTTTTCTAATAGGTGTAATATTACGCATAGAAGCAGGTATATGTTTGATCTTTTCCAAGATCAAATCTCTATTACCTACGTCAATGTCTACGTCAAAGTTTAATTTCACGGTTTCATTAATCCAGCGGCTATTAACTTTTGATAAGCATCTTGTACTACAATCGCTTGATGTTCGGCGTCTTCTACTGCATTGTGCGTAGTTTTAGTACCATACTTTTTATCTTTTAGTTTCACACCGGCTATTTCAAATAGTGTTCTAGTGTCTCTTACTGTATAGAAAGGCCATGGTATTGGATTTGGTTTATCAGTTAAAGTTTGTCTAAACGCTGTTTCCATAACTACTACGTCAAAAGGGGCACCGTTTGACCACACAGCATCTTGATTCCAACA